AACAACCAGCGCTTCCCACGAGACATAGAGCATCAACGCTATGCCTCCTTTTATAGAGTTCAGGTGGACGGACGGACTAGGCCGGGGGTAATACTAGACCCCGGCCGTCCAGACGTAAGCAGTGACCTCACTGAATTAGGTTGAGCCTGAGAAGTCAAAGTAGCAGGTGATACCGCGTCACCTGAAAAGGACAGGTTATGACTTATCTGTATACGCAAAGTATTATTTACTGTATCAACATTGCTTGTTTGACTGGCAAACCACATCCACCAAAACCTGTTCCCTCCACGATTTTCCCAAACATTTTGGTCAATCTTTTGAACAGGTAGTTTCTGGAAAAATGTGATGGGTCTCTGACCAGGCATCAGCAACAAATCAAACGACTTCGTAACTCTTCCGAAAGCTGAAAAATCAGGTATAATTGAAGGATCGATTGTCGAAGCAGATAGAAGAACATCAGAATCATCCGCTGGAAGCACGCTGAAAGCGGGATTGGCAATAGAACGAACACCAAATAAACGAACGCGAATAGCATCGTTTGCATCCAAATTAGTGAACGTAATTGAACCATATCCACCACGAATAGTAATATCATCTTGAAATTGTGGAACAGTTACTCCACCATCAAGTGTAAGTAATCCACCACCAGATGTATAAAATGGAACATCACCATGAGCAGGAGCAAAACCAATCTTGCATGTAGTTGTAGTTGCAGGCATAGTTTGACTCCTCACGAAATCGAACAGTGACCTGTAATGAGCTTTGAACAGAGTATCTCTCCACAAAGCACGCCTATAAGCACGAGGACGAAGCCTTTTACTACGAAATCCAACCGAAACAGGACGACCATCTTGAGCAGAATTAAACTTCGAGCCACCACGTCGACTAATACGACGTCTAGCTACAAAACGACGCCTTCGTTTATTACCAAAAGCGAAGTTGTTCCCACCGTTTCTCTTTCTTTTCATAGCCATTGTGTTGTGTCTTACTCTCGCTCACGCGAAAGCGCGGGTATTTATAGAGGGTTAGTACCGTGCGGTGCAAGATAGCGGGAACGGGTACCGCGTTCCGCGGTCCCCCGGTCCAGAGAAAAGGCTTCGCCTTTTCGTGGCCTGCTGGACTCCGCCAGAAGCGGCCACATCGTCGGCTTCGCCTCCTCAAATTTTCATAAATTAATAATTGGAATTGACATATAGTATTATTTATTCATATATTATATTTCGGTTACAGATATCCTCCTCATAAGAGCAGGTAATTGTACATGAGGGCCCTCCGGGCCCTTAAAAACATCATAAGGATGAAAATTACTAGTTACAATAAACGTACAAGCATATAGAGGAAGCATACTTCCTTTAGTTTCAACATTACAAGGATAACGATCAAACCAAACAAGAAAACGTGTAATATCAATGCCTTCAGGAGCAACATCATCAATTACGCACTCTCGTTGAAGCATGTATCCATGCCACCACTTAGTTCTAGCATCTTTTCGATAAGCTGTGGGGAGTTCTTCGAAAGCTCGACGAGACTTTCCTGACCCAGGTTCACCATAGTACCACCTGACAGAAATGTCAGGCCTTTCGGGAGGGGACAGGAGGGAGAAATGGTTTCGTAACAACGTAGATCCGGAGAAGTACCAACTTCCAGGATTCTCTTCAGCGTATCTGTTGCATCCTTCAAGGAAGGACCCTTCACTTGTAGCTTCTCTAAATCTTCTTGCAAGTTCGTCCCGTGTTGATCCAGACCCATCTGTGTTGCCATTTCCTCCACCAGCGCTGATTCTTCCGTGTTCCAAGAAATCTCCTTCTTTGATACAATACTCTCTATTTCGAGGTCCAGTTCCTCGAGCAAGTTCGAGATGCGATCTCGAGCCGACTTTATTTTTGAGAGATACGAATCTATACCTTTCACGTAGCTCCGCATATCCTTGCAGATGTGGAGTACCGTTCTCCCCTCTTTCTTTGCCGATGACAAAGTATGCACTCTCTTCCCGAAGGAAAGCGGTGAGGGAGTCATATTCTTCTGTAGTCCAGTTATTCAGAGTGAACAACCAGCGCTTCCCACGAGACATAGAGCATCAACGCTATGCCTCCTTTTATAGAGTTCAGGTGGACGGACGGACTAGGCCGGGGGTAATACTAGACCCCGGCCGTCCAGACGTAAGCA